AGGGTGGGCCAGGAGTCGGCCTCGGAGAAGGGCAAGCGCCTGCGGAGCCAGGAGCGGGCCCTCTTCGCGGGCTCGCAGGGCTCCAGCATCCAGGGCCTGAATGCGGGCTATTCTCAGACGTAGGCAGGAGTCCTGAGGTAGGGCCCTCAGGGCCTCGTCCCACGAGGCGTAGCCCTCGCTCATCGCGTCGGCTGACCGAGTTCGAATCCGGACTGCCACCCAAAGCCCCCGGTTCATGCCGGGGGCTTTGTGCTGTCCGTACGCCTTTTAACTAACAGTGCTAGCTAAAAAACGCTAGCAGGGGTTACAGTCCCGCCCCGACGGACCGACCGGCCCCGTCCCAGGACAAGGCCGGTAGCGGAGCGCGAAGCCCCACCCCGGGGGCGTAGCTGGCCGCGAAGAGACACGGGAGTGCGCAGTGAGCGAGTACAGCTTTGGCTACGACGAGACCGACGAGACGTCGGAGCTGGGTGAGATCCCCGAGGCTCAGGGGCCTAAGGCCCTCCGTGATCACCTCAAGCAGATCTCCAGCCAGCTGAAGGAGCTGAAGGCGGATAACGACCGCCTGAAGGCCGAGAAGACCCGTAGCGAGCTGGAGAACACGCTCAAGGCGAAGGGCTACGCCCCGCAGGCCGCAGGCCTGTTCACGGGGACGCCCGACAAGCTGGACGAGTGGCTGACTGCCAACGGCAGCGCCCTGGCCAAGCTCCCCGCCGCTCCCGGCGAGGACGGACAGGGAGAGCAGGCCCTTTCGGGTCCGCCGGCCTCCACCGTTCCGGCTGACGGTCAGGAGCAGATGCAGCGCATGCAGGAGCAGGGCACGCAAGGCGTGGCCCCTCCGGCTGGCACCGACAACGAGATCGCTGCGGCCCTGAAGGCCGCCGGGTCTCCCGAGGACTTCGCCAAGCTGATGCAGTCGCACGGCAACCCGTTCGACTGGACCTCCTGACCTCTCCCCGTCCCTACGGCATCCCCATTACGGGGGGTGAGAGGCCATGGCTAACGCATTCACTGATACCTCAGCCATGTCGAACGCGGTACAGACCGCGTACGACAAGTCCTTCGAGTTCGCACTCCGCAGCCAGCCCATGTTCCGCGCGGTCGCGGACAAGCGGCCCGTCAACACCACCGCCCCCGGCGGCTCCATCGTCCTGGAGCGCTACCAGGATCTGGCGGTTGCCACCACGGCACTGACCGAGACCACCGACCCGGACTCGGTGGCGATGGGCAACCCCAACACGGTCACCATCACGCTCAACGAGTACGGCAACCCGGTGCTGCGCACCCGCAAGCTCTACCTGTACTCGCTGACCGACGTGGACCCGGCCATCGCGAACATCATCGCGTACAACATGGCCGACTCGGTCGACACGATCGTGCAGACCGAGCTTCGCTCGGGCTCGAACGTCATCCAGCGCAAGGCCGGTACGGTCTCGTACGTCACCAACGGCACCGTGTCCACTCCGGTGGGCACCACGATGACCAACACGGACACGTACACCTCGGCTATGGCGCGCCTGGCTGTCGCCAAGCTGCGCACCAACAAGGCCGTGCCCCGTAAGGGCTCGCTGTACTGGTGTGCCATGCACCCGGAGGTCTCCCTGGACCTCCGCGCGGAGACCGGCGCCGCCGCGTGGCGTGACCCGCACAACTACTCGGCCGCGGGCAACATCTGGGCCGGTGAGATCGGCGCCTACGAGGGCGCGTTTTACGTGGAAAGTCCGCGTTGCTACAACGCCGTGGACGCCGGTACCGGTGACAACACCGTCCGTCGCTTCCGGACCTACTACGCGGGCCAGCAGGCCCTTGCCGAGGCCGTGGCGGACGAGTTCCACACGGTGGCCGGTCCCATCGTCGACAAGCTCGCGCGGTTCCGTCCGCTCGGCTGGTACGGCGTGGCGGGCTGGAAGATCTACCGGAACGAGGCGCTGGTCCGCGCCGAGACGACCTCCAGCATCGACTTCCAGTAATGGCCACATGGACGTTCCGGACCCCATCGGTTGATGAGGGTCCGGCGTCCTGGGAGGACCCGCTGTTTCTCCGCGTCAAGTTGGCGAGGGGAATCACGATCCTGGAAGGGCCGCCTGGCACGTACCGGGCGGCCCGCTTCCCCACTCAGGACGAGATTGCGGCCTCTTCCCCCGGCATGTACATGGGCGGCCACGAATACGTGGTCGACGACGCCACTAAGGCCGCGCTGATCGCGGCCGGTATCGGCGTATCCGACTCGAACTTCTTGCCCCCTGAGAACGGCTACGGCGGCGGCCAGTACGGCCTAGGCGCCTACGGAGACTGAAATGGTCACGAAGCCCACCCGCGGTGACATCAACTGGGATATCTCCCTGAACGCCGCTCTGGATGACCTTCAGGGCCAGGTCACCGCCAATGCCACGAGCGTGGCACGCGTCAAGGCGCGGGTCTATGACGTCAAGGACTACGGCGCCGCAGGTGACAACGTCACCAACGACCAGCCGTCCATCCAGGCGGCCATCAATGCGGCCTCTGCGGCCGGGGGTGGCACCGTCTACTTCCCGTCAGGCACGTACGCCGTCAGCCCGTCGGCGGGCGTCGGCCTGACCGTCCCGTCCGGCGTGAACCTGGCGGGTGCCGGACGTCGCGCAACGCAGATCCGCAAGAACGGTGCCGGGGTCCTGATCGACATATCGGGCCCGGCTACGGACCCGAACGGTACGACGCACGTCAAGTACAGCGGCATCCAGTCGATGACGCTGAACGGCAACTCCCAGGCCGGTCTGATCCTCCGCTGCTACTACTCCAACAACCACGTTTTCCGGGACGTGTTCTTCACGTCCAACGCGGACGTGATGGTGGACGGCGTGGAGTTCTGGGACTCAAGGTTTCTCAACTGTCAGTTCGAGAGCGTCGGCGGGGCCGCGGACTCCATCACTCCCGCGGTGTGGCTGCGCAACGCCTCTGCCGCCTCGGGCTTCGGCTTCTCCAGCGACAACACGAACCAGATCGTGTTCGACGCCTGCCGCTGGGAGAACTTCAACAATGGCGCTCTGCGCATTGAGCAGGGCTCCGTCACGACGAACAACCCGAACGGCATCTACATCACGAACTGCAAGATGGAGACCTCCGCCATGCGCGGCGGCTCCCACCTGTTCGTGCAGGACGCCTGCCGGGGCGTCTGGGTCAACGGCCTGTACTGCTTTGCCGGAGACTTCTTCTCCGGCTACTCGACGGCGCAGAACATCATCAACTGGGCCCCGCAGGGGTCGGCGCTCCAGAACGTCCTGATCTCCAACGGCTCGGTTGCCACCATCTCCTCGGGCGTGCTGCTGTTCAGCGGCGCCGGCAGCATTGCCGACGTCAAGAACGTCACGGGCCAGTACGTCACGAATCCGACCGGCGCTCACATCTTCTTTTCCGCCTCGTCCACCGCGGACTTCAACATCCAAAACTGCTGGTCCACGAGCGGCAGTCAGTTCGGCGGAACGCTGCCCAGCAACCATGCCGGCCTTACGCCCGCACGTCTGGTTGCAGGCGCCCCGACAGACGCCTCCTTCGCCCACACCCCGCTGAACGGCACTTTGGCCGTCGACACCACCAATAACCGGCTGTACGTCCGCGTGGGCGGCGTATGGAAGTTCGCTGCACTCACCTGATGGAGACTCCCATGGCGACTCAGGACCGTTGCCCGACCGGAGACGGCGGCAACCACCAGATCACCAACCAGGACGAGGCCGAAATCCTGGCCCGCACCACGCAGGCCCCTCAGACGCGCTCTGAGGGCATGCAGGAGCCGGGGCGTCACTGATGTGCCGAACCGGCTGCCCGACCCCGGGCAGGCACAAGAGCTGGGGCGAGTGCGCCCGTGCCGCGAACCTCAAGGTCGCGTACTGCGGCATCGGCGGCGGTGACGCCTCCGAGCAGAAGAGGTGGGACCAGGAGCTGGATCTGTACCGCTCTGCGCGCCGTCAGGGCGTCCAGCCCGACGGAACCAAGGCTCATCAGGTAGAGGCCGCCCTGCGGGCCTCTGAGGCCGCTGGAGCGGCCTATGGACGCGACTTCTCGGCGGCAGCTCCGATGCCTGCCGGGGCAGAGGCGGTATGACATGCCGGACGGATTCGGCCCCCGCAGTGATTCCCGCCTGACCGGCGGCAAGACGTCCGCTCCTGGCGCTGGGGCGTCACTGGCGACCCTCACCACGCCCCCCGCGGGCTTCTACCGCGTGGAGGCCTGGTTCGGCCTGAGCGGCACGCTCGCGGCCGTGGACGCCACGAACGCCGAGCTGAGGGCAGGCACCACGGTCCTGGCTTCCCTCGTGAACACCGGCGGCACCAATGCCGCCGGCCCCTTCACCTACTTCCGCGGCCTGGACGGCAGTACAACGCTCACGATCAATGCCACAGCCGGAGCCACGGCCGGCTCCGTCTACCACGCAACGCTGATCGCCACGAAGCTGGACTGACGCATGACGACCTTCGATCAGATCGTGCGGCAGGTGCGCCAGCAGCTGCTGGGCTACGCCCTCAATCAGGAGTCCATGAGCGTCTTGTCCGTCGCCATGAACGCGGGTGACAGCACGTTCCAGGCGGACGGCGAGACCATCGGCAACCTCTCCCGCGGACTGGTCGAGATCGACGATGAGCTGATCCTGGTCAAGAAGTGGGACCAGACGTCGGGGACCGTCACGGTCCTGGGCGGCACTGCAGGCCGCGGATACGAGGGCACCACGGCCGCCAGCCACGCGCAGAACGCCCTGATCACCTCCAACCCCGCCTTCCCCAGGGCGCGGATCAAGGAGGCGATCAACCAGACCATCACCACCCTGTATCCGGAGCTGGTGGTGTTCTCCTCCACGGAGATCACCAAGCTTGCGCCGGTCGTGGAGTACGAGCTGCCCGCGGACTGCTCTGACGTCTGGTACGTGACAGGCCAGCTCATCGGCCCGTCCAAGGTGGCCCAGCCGCTGCCGGACTGGCGCTACAACCCCAAGGCCAGGACGGCGAACTTCCCCTCGGGGAAGTCGATCCAGGTCCTCGACTACGTCACCGCCGGACAGGCGGTGAAGGTCGTCTACGCGAAGACTCCGAGCGCGCTGGTGAACAACAGCGACGAGTTCACCACCACCGGCTACCCGGAGCGCTACGTGGACCTGGTGG